GTCCATGTTGTGTACGCCGGCGAACGCGTCAGGATTCTCAGCCGACCACAGCCGGCCCTCAACGCCCCAGTACCTGGTGCCCTTACGCAGATCGCGCTCAACCAACTCGGTCAGCCACTTGGCTGGTTGCAGACTGGTTGCGCTGACCTCGAACCAGTGGCTGTTCAGCCCCATCGCCAGCCACTTGGTAATCTCGGCCCAGGTCACTTTACGCAACTGCGATTCGCTGTTGGCTGACACGATGGTCGTAGAACCAATCCGCGTGGACAGCATCCAGATGACCAGCCAACTAACCAAGGCCGACTTGCCAATACCACGGCCTGACGCGACCGCTTCGCGCAGGGTATCGAAGTCAATCTTGCCGCCGTTTTGCTTGATGTGGTTTGCGATGTCTTGCAGCACCTCGCGCTGCCACTTGCGCGGCCCGCTGAAATGCTCCAGCGGTGTGCCCTTGACGCCCCACGGAAACAGCAGCATCACGAACGCCAGCGGGTTGTCCTTGATCTGGGGCGACCACAGCCGCGCCATCAACTCTTGTTCGTCTTCAGCGCTGTACTTGGTGGACTGCATCTAGTTGTGGCGTGAGGTATTCACTTGGGTTGTTCTCAATAACGTCCATGACGCGCCGCTCGGCTTCGGCCAGGGCGGCGGTGATGGAGATGCGCTGATCCACATCAATCGAGATGGCCTGCTTGGCGACCCAACCGTGGACGTGTTGCAAGATCGCCAGGCTGGCCTTGGCGTCCCCTTCGGCGGCGGCTTTGTGCAGTTGGCGTGAGGCTTCTATCTCGCCATCAGCTTTGCCCTTCAACGCAGCGACCTCGGCAATCGGGTCAAGCTGGCACAGTTGGCGGTACTCGGTGGGCAACATGCCTGCAGCCATAGCCAAGCTGTCGCCCTTGAGGCCCAACTTGGCAGCATCGTAGATTCGGTTTAAGCGCGCCTCTGTCGCTTCGACTTTGCGTGCCTCAAATGGAAGCGAGTAAAACATGGATTCTCCAGCCACGGGGTGCGTGTGCTTGGATTCTATATTAAAAAAAATTTTGTTTGTAGCCCCTCCGTAGCCGTGGCCCATCGGCCGCCGGCCCTCCCCCCTCCCCCTAAGTTAGTAAGCACTTACTTACAGCCTGGTATGTGAGCACTCACTTACATGTTAGTGGGCACTTACTTACAGCCTGGTATGTGAGTGCTTACTTCACATGCCGGCCGGGCGTGGACCATGTGGACATGTCCACACATGTCGGGCCATTGCATGCAGCCACATGGCCGAAGCACATCACCAGGCGCGCGCGGCCGGGCACATGTGGACAGTGTGGACCAAGCAAAAACAAATTGTCCACATGGTCCACATGCATGCGCCGGGGCTTTCTGGCGCGGGCGAAGTGTGGACAATGTGGACAATGTGGCCGTCAAATTTAAGTCGCTGGCTTATAACATTGTATACAGTTATTGTATACACTTTTATAATTTTCATATCTTCATATATACATAGTCCACATTGTCCACAAAGCCCCTTTTTCAGTGGCGCGCCATGTGGGCAATTCATGCCGCGCCCACAGTCCGCAAATTTGCCCACATGGTCCACAAAAACCCTATTAGGGAAAGTCCTAGTAAAATAATCCTTGACAAGTGTCAAACAATCCCTTACATTGGATACATCAACAACCAACCGGAGCAAACGACATGACCAAAGCAGAAACCCGTGAAGCAGCAAAAACAATCCAATATGGCGCCACACTAGGCCCGGATTACATGGCGCGCGCATTGTCCGCACTCTACCGCGCAGCGCGCAGCGCGAAAAGCCAGAATGAAATTTTGGCCCTCGCGCTCGCATATGGCGTTATTTCCAACGACGAATTCATCATTGGCTAACCAACCCGGCCGGGCGCAAAGCCCGGCCACTGTAAAGAATTCTGTTACACTGTGATTCTCAACAACCAAAGGACCGACAACATGCAACGCAACATTTTCACCCGACGCGGCCGTTTGATGCTCGCTATCGTCAACACGGCCGGCGCGCTATTTTTTGTGGCGTGCTTGCTAGTGCTCATGCTGGCTTATTTTGATGTACTGGTGAAATAACATGAAAAACTTTTTAGGCTATATCGCATATAAGGGTCCGTCAATGATCGACGGCGCGCCTATTGTCGTCATCGTCAACAAAATCGACGGGTCCGAAAATGCCAAAACCGGCGCCATTGTGCAGAGCTTCATTATCCGGGCCGACGTCGCACCAACCGACGCACTGAAAACCGGCGCCGACGCTAGCATATGTGGCGCATGCGTGCACCGGCCGCTATTGGCTAAGGACAACGGCGCAGCGCCGTGTTATGTCAACGTCGGCCGGTCCGTGCGGGCAGTTTACGAAGCATATCGGCGCGGCCGCTACACAAAAGCGGACCCGGCCACAATTGCCCGGGCGCTGGCCGGCAAAATTGTGCGCCTAGGCACGTATGGGGACCCGGCCGCTGCGCCGGTCCGCATGTGGGCGCAAATTACCCGCTATGCGGCCGGCCGGCGCGGATATACGCACCAATGGGACCGGGCCGGCTTCGACGCGGCCGCGTGGGCGCCTTTGGTTATGGCGTCGGCCGATTCGATCGACGAAGCTGCAAAGGCCAATTTATTAGGTATGCGGGTTTTTCGTGTAAGCATTGGCGTCGATAAGCAACCCGGGGAGACAATTTGCCCGGCATCGGCCGAAGCCGGCCGCAAAGCCACATGCGCCAAGTGCACGTTATGCGCCGGCACGTCGATACAGGCGCGCGACGTCGTTATAGCGGACCATGCTAGCGGGCATGCCCGTCGGTCTATCCAATTGAAAGTTATCGCATGAATAAGCTATTTCCCACAGTCCCGGCCGGTGAGCCGGTCCCGTGTTTTAACTGCAGCGGGCCATTGATTGATCAATCAATGGTCCCGCAACCCGCGCCAAAACGCGGGCAATGGCGCGCCTACTGCAAAACGTGCGACATGTTTACATTTTTTGATAAGGAAATTACAAAATGAGCTACACCATGAAAAAATCGATTAGCGGACTTTCGCACGACGACATAAAACGGATATATGACAACAATCCCAATATGACGTTAAAAGAATTGTCTAATTTGACGGGGTACGCTATCCCGTTTCTTAAAAAACTCTTACTTGAGGGTTGATTTTCAGTGCATGCGCCGGCCCACGCGGGCGCATGTGCGGACAATTTTGTCCTATAAGGGGAAACCATATGATCACAATTAAACACGCCCGCGCCACGTTTACGCTACGGCCTGAGAATGCAGAGCCAATTCGGGACCTATTGGCTAAGATAGACAAAAGCAAAGGCCGCAAAGGCGCCAAGCTAAACCGGCCTAAGGGCCAAGCCAAGCACGATAGCAGCAAACGGGATTATCCCCGGTTTAATCCTGAGTGCATGCTAACCAGCGACTACATAACGGCCTATACGGCCATGAACCATGCCCGGCTGCACCTAGTGCCCTGCGATATCGCGCCAGCGTTAAACCGGACCCCGGCCGGCTTGGACCCTGCTATCCCTGAAATTTTTGAGGAAACCATAGAATGATCTACGAAGTACAAACCCGCATGTATAACAGTTGGGAAAATGTCTGGACGGATAGTCTGGACGATACCATTGTCACTTTTGCCACACGTGAAGCCGCGCAAGCAGAATTGAATGATTTTTTACGTGAACTCGCTTACGCTGTGAAAGCCGGACACTTGGACGATTACAGCCCTGACGATTATCGAATTGTGGAGGTGCAAGCATGATTGATATGCGAGTCCCATCCTACGGGTTAGTTCTGCAACTACTGAACGCGGCCCTTTGCGAGCTATCGCACGATGAAACCGACGAAGCCATTGCCACAATTGAGCAGGCGCGCTCATTGCTGGAAAGTTTAGGGGTTGACGTATGAAAGGCGTACCATATACCGTACGAGGGTTAACCCTAGAGTGTGAATTCGAATTCGAGGCCGGAGAGCCATCTAACATTGATGAGCCGGGCTGGCCGGACATTTACACGCTCACGGGTGCATGGCTGGACGGGGTTAACGTGACGGCGATCATTGATCCGGCCGTCGTTCAGGAACTAGAAGAGCGGGCACGGTGGCCGTAGTTCTGGCGGTCTTAGCTGCCGCACTACTCGCAATTATTCTGAAACTAT